ATTATCTCCGTTTGCCCGTTGATGGGTCGTTTGCTTCACTGGCAGACAACACTTGTAGTCCACCCTTATTATATGCTTGTCCTATGACAGCACTACCAGTATACACTGGAATTTCTTTCTTGAAGGCATTACCACTAATACCATCCCCTCTGCTGGGGATGTCTGGTGTTTCCCTTCGATATGGCGCAGGCGCAAGGAATTGAACCTCACCTTGCAGTTTTGGAGACTGCCGTGCAGCCGATACACTACACCTGCCATGTCTGTAGTCAATATACTCTTCTAATGTGATTACTGGTGAACGCAATCGTTTAAGAAATTTATTATGCTCTCGCCAATCTGCTTCAAACTTGGCAGGGTTAATCTTTTTCTTTTTGCGTTTCTTCTGATTGTTGGTCGTGTAATACGCCGGAAGTAGATGCATACCGCTCATTATAAATCGCCTCCATTAAAACATCAGTTGGAAGATTGTCAATTGACTCACCATAGCGTTCTGCTAGGTCAGTTAAGTTGTTTGTTTGCTTTTGCTTCTTTGAGTAGGGCATTTACCACTCCTGTCCAATAATTGATACCCCAATCTGAACCAGATGTTTTGCACCTATCCAGAGCGGCCATGGCGTTGTCAATTAGTCTTGAATAATTAATCATTGATAATCTCATAAGCGGCCTCAACCGCATCAAATCCATAACCACCGATATGCCATTCATATTCCTCAGTAGGAATTCGTCCATCTTTCCAATTGTATATGGAAAACTTGACAGGTGAACTATCTTCTTGAGGCACCATAACAGTCCACTCACAGTTTACCTTTTCATAAGGGTCTGCATCAGTGTATGTAGGCTCTCCAAAAATCTCAACCAACTTATCATAGGTTGTTGAGATTTTGCCCTGTAATGAACTCATGTTCATATCCACATCTGTTTCAAAGTTTTTCATAATATATCCTCTCTATTTCACTTTCTTATCATAACCCAAAATCTCTCGTTTGTAAAGAGATTTTAGAAAATATTTGGCACGTCCAAAATAGTCTGACATTTCGTCAGTGCAAACATGGCGCTCCCACATCAACACTTCCCTTCGGTGTTCATAGTATTTTTCAATACAATATGTTCTAAATTTTGATTGCTGTTTATTCATTGAAAACTCCTGTCTTACTGAGGATTAGCCCTCCAGCAATACTCATTATAAGTCCAACACTAATTACAGTCAACATCTCACCGATAGTATTTGCTTGTTCCATACACTTTCCATCACAATCGTTGGCAGAACCAGCGATTACGATAAAACCAAAAAACAACAAAACGAAACCAATAAACTTCATCATAACTATTTAACCTCAATCATATGTCACTTGTGCAGCGTAGTCAATTTTATCAAAGATTGTTTCCAGTTCTGCAATCCGTTCACGACACTTCATTTTCGCAAATCCATTGCCTGGAGTTGCCTTTTTCTTACGTTCTAGTGTCTTTAACATATCTGTAAAAAACACATATTCATTTTGTAGTTGTGTCAACTGTTCCATTATTTCACTTCTCCGAAAAGTTTACCCATACCTTCAAACACTACGTTGAAGGCGTTCATCTCATAACACCAGTTCGAAAAGAACTCATCATCGTCTTGGTCATCAGATGCAATGTATTCTTCCCAAACACGGTTCATCGCATTCATACCTTCAAGACAGTCACCACGACCAAAACGAGTCATTGTGTCCCATGCCTCATCAAAGGTAGGAACATCTACAAAAAAATCTGGAATCTGAAACATAATATTTACCTCTTTCTCTCAACTTACATATACATTATAGATGTTCTAATAACATATGTCAAGCACTTTTTAGCACTTTTTCAAGTTTTTTTAGCAATTCATCTATATCGTTTTCATTTGCCTGATAGATAATACCAATACCACCGTTCTTAATCCAACGGTCAATGTTAGATGGTTTGTCATCAACTAGAATATTGGGTGTTCCATCAATCGCATCAACGGCATATTTCTCTTTCATACCAGTGAAAATCAGTTTGTCGATATCAGGCAGAAATCCCTTATCAGTCAACCAAACACGTTTCCAGTATGCAGAGTTGTCTCGATCTCCACGCAATGGTGAAGAACAGATACCCCAATCACCAGTAGAGCGAGCAAAATCAATCAGTTTTTGTGCAGTGGGGAACACATCAAGTGTGTTAAAGAAATCCGTTCCTTGTAACTGGACAATAGCCTTTTCTTTGTCCTGTATCATTTTCCAATGATCTTTACCAAACTTCTGAGCAAACCCTGTAAAGAAGTCAGCAAGAACACCGTCCATATCCAAATATAATGTCATAATATAATCCTTTCTCGATTTCTACATACATTATATGTTATTAGAACAGGTTTGTCAAGCAATTTCGCTTAAAAAAAGCCCTTGAAAATCAAGGGCTTTTCATTTATTTTTTAGTTATTATCGTTTTTTCTTATCAAGTTCTTGTTTAATCCATGCTTTTGCAATGTGATTCGATACTTTCTTTTTAACCAACATTGCAATCCGTTTCCATACTTTATTGAAAATGTCTTCACCAGCATCATTATTGTCAACGATAATCATATTTGATGTTCCAAATAGTCTCTGGAATTTACCAATGTTCTGTTGGACTGCATTCCACATCTTTGCAACTTCATTTTCTGGGAGTGTGCGAGAACGCATTTTATTACGTTCTTGTGCAGTATCTATTGAGGTGTTTACAAAAATCATGTAACACTCATATCCAATACCTTTTAGTCCAGCAACCTGTTTTGCAATCTTGTCATAGTCTTTACCAGTTCCATCAATGATAAGTCCAAGTCTACCTTGCAAGAAGTTACCTTGCATACGTTTAGTCGTGGCTTTCGCACGAACTCTAATTGCTTGACCCTCGTCTGAAAAGATATCTTCTGGTGTAGCTTCAAGTCCAGCGTCTTTCAACATCTTCTCATAAATGTCATCACTGTTCACAATCTTCATTCCTAGTCCACCTGTTGTTTTACGAACAACATAGGACTTACCGCTGCCAGGCCCGCCCGCTAGAAAGATTGCTTTAAATATGTTGGGATCGTAAACCCCCTCTTGCAGTTCTTTGAATGTTTTCATTGATCTTTCCTAAAAATTCCTCAGTTCTTTTTAAGTATAACTCTTCGTAGTATTTAGTCTCTTCTTCAGTTTGGTATTGCATAACACGGTCTGCTCCTTGTCTTTGAAAGTTCATATTTCTCAGTCTGGTTTTTAATTTTTGTGAAGCCATTTGATTCCTCATTTTGGTTAGAGTTAAGAGACATCATATAAAAAATAAGTTATACACCTCCTTTACACTTGTTCATCTGTTGCAGGCCCGGCATCTGTCAATGCTGTGCCGCCAGGCCCTGTTCCCACTTTTGAGAACGGTTGTGCTACATCATCTTTGATTGCAAGCATGTAGCATGTATGTTTTGGATCTTTATCGTTCTTCATAAAAGAATGTCTTAGTTGTTTTACGAGATATCTACCACTCATAGTTTCGTCATAAGAACCACCAGAAGAAGAAGACTTATTAGGAATTTCTAATGAAATCAAATCCCCTGCCTGAACTCTAGTTGTTCCTACAACTTCTACTTCTACTTTTATAGCAGCATCAATCTGTGCAAGTCTAGAACGTCTTTTCATTAACCATTTTTCGATGTTATTACCATCGTAGATAGTCTCACCACCCTCATCTTGTAGAGTATAAAATGTTTCTGTTGGATCAAGGTCAATGGACTGAACAAACTGTGTTGACATAGGATATTCAGTCATCTTCTTAGATTCGTCTGTTTCTAGAGCTTCTGACAATAGAGGATTTGGACTACCAAAGTTACCATTGGTATTTGTGTGTTTTTCTTTAGGGAAGTTTTTTAGATAGTCGAACTTGAGTTCTTCTTCCAAATCCATTGTTCTTCTTTTCTTATTCTGCCAGTCGTAGATAATAATATTTGATGAATACAATCCCTTCATCAAGTTTGAAAGTGTGTCTTGTGATTGATTGATATTATAACTGATAATGTTTTCCATTTCTGCTATTTTGTTATCATTATCACCATCTTCTGTTCTTGCTCCTGGCGTGTGTTCACGATAAACACCAGTTACGGTTGGACGGTCGAAAAGATTATCTAAACTTCTAAAATGAAACCCGAAACATGTTTCATAAAACAGATATGATGGTGCGAATTGATGCTTCACCGACATACTTCTTTGTGCAATCAAATTAATTGCATGAAAGGGTTTGATGTTTGGCATTACCATTTTATATAGGTTTGAAGTCTTTTCAAAGAATAGTTTTTTCTTAGAATTAAGGCCCTGTGGATCACGCAAAATCTTTTTTACAATCTCTGACGGTTCATCTTTGAATGATTGTGATACACGAACTCTGTTGTTCATATATGCGTCTTGTGTTGTGAAAGAAACTGTAACTGCCTGTGTTCCATCATTTACATCTGTAACAGACAAAACCTTATTGACATACAAAACATTCTTTGTAAAGTCTATAATAGTTTTTTCATTGGGACTATTTTGTGGAGTGAATATCTTTAAATAAAGACGTTCTTGACCAATAATTGGGCCATTGCGAACCAATGCATTGGTATCTTGAAAAGACAATGTTCCAGTAATTGAGTTTGATAAAATATCTTCATATATTTCTAATGAAGAATACGCATCTTTAAGACTGAATGAGTTACCTTTTACTGTAACCAATCTTAATTCGTCAATATGGAAATCGCCTGCATATTGCAGTTCGTTTCTAGACATAATTAACCTTCAATAATTTTTCTTTCAAACTCTTTTTCAATAGATTCTACATATCTAGGTTGAATAAGTTTGATTCTTCTTTTCTCTTCATTTAGTGCAGCTTCATATTGATAATTTGTCACTGGTGTTGCAAGAGGATAACCAGTGTTATTCGGAATTTCAATATCAACAGTAGTATCACCAGATTCCTGTTTTATTGTGTAATGATGAATACCGTCAACATCATCATACTTTGAAGCAATAAACTTTTCTAATTGTGGAACTGCCATAGGCCATTCATTATAGTAATCTTGAATATCATTTGCAAGAAGAATTATCCAATGATACTCTGATTCCTCATAATATCTATGTGCAATCATTTCTGGAGTTTCACCATCTCTGACATCATAGATATCAAAATTAACTAACCTACTACTAGTAAGAGTTTTAAATCTAACTCTTTTTATGATATTTGTAAGTGTGGTTATATTACCATTACCTTTTACATCATAGTCTATTTTTGGAAATTTTCTAAAATACATGATTAATAACCGTCCTCCACTCTCTGTGCAGTAGGAAGATCCAACTCTTGAAAGGTTAGTGATATACTGGTTTCTACTGGATTTCCATCTGCAAAAAATTGAGCTCTAGCACCACCATAAGTTACATTACAAGCCGTGCAAACACTTTTACCAATTTTAGGTAAAGCATTTGCATCATTGGGTTTAAACTCTATTTCAAATAAAGATGGAACTCTAAATCTAAGGTTTCCTGCTCCAGAAGTTCTTGGAGCCATATTTGTTCTAAATGTTTTTACGATACTTTTTATTGCATTTGATTCTGCAGCAGACTTTGGCATCATTCTAAAATCAAACTGAAATGTTCTTCTATCAATAGTCTCAAAAACCATTTCCATTCTATTATTTGCAACCTCACCGCCTTGTATTTCTTGAATTGCTACGGCAGCGGCTGCCTCTGCACCTAAGTTATCTGCAAATCCTTTAAGGTAATTTTTCGCAGCATCCATTGCTGATGCTTCACCAGTAAGGCCTTGATATGCAGCAAGAGTGTTACCTAGAGCAACTTCACTATACTTTGCAGAGGTATTGTTTGCAATTTGAGCAGGCATATACAAAGCGATAAAATCTTTAGGAGATTCGGAAACAGGCCTTGCAATAGTAGTATTATTACTTTCTGGCCCTCCTGCTCCTTCTGGGAAATCAACTTTTAGTCCATCTCCAGTATTTGTAAATACTTTAAAGAGAACATAGTGTCTAGACAAGGGCCCACCCAAGTCTGAAGGAAATTGAGTATATCCTGTCCCTCCACCTTGTGATAGTAACTTTCCTCTTGTTGTCATCTAAATAATCCTATAAACATGTTTGTGAAAGTATTTATATAGACAAATGGCATACAGCGGCAGATATAATCCAACTAACCCTAGAAAATACAGAGGTGATCCCGATAAGATCATATATCGTTCTCTTTGGGAGCGTAGGTTTATGGTTTATTGTGATAATACTGATGAAGTTTTAGAGTGGGGGAGTGAAGAAATTATTATACCTTATATTTCTCCATTAGATGGAAGAATGCATCGTTATTTTCCAGATTTTTACACAAAAGTTCGTCAAAGAGATGGAACAATAAAAAAGTTATTGATTGAGGTTAAACCAAAAGCACAGTGTGGCCCACCAAAGATACCAAAAAGAAAAACAAAGAGATTTGTAAATGAGGTTAGAACTTGGGGGGTAAACAAGGCAAAATGGGAGTCTGCAATAGAGTTCTGTAAAGATAGGGGTATGGAATTCATGATACTGACTGAAGATCATCTTGGTTAAACTGTATAAATACTAGCATGACAAACAGATATTTTGATAAGTTAGAGCAGGCAACAGGCGGTAGAGAGAAGTCTATTCGTTGGTTTCGTGATAAGATTAGAGATTTTGGAACACCACCACCTTTGCAACTGGTTAATGAAGGAGAAGTTCGTCCATACCCATATTGGGGTAGGATGAATTTCTTTTTGTATGATGCAAAATATAAAGATAAACTTCCTTATTGGGATAGGTTTCCACTAGTCTTACCACTAGAAGAAACAAACAATGGCTTTATTGGATTAAATTTTCATTACCTATCTATACCTATGAGATTAAAACTATTAAACATAATCACAGATTTCGCTACAGACAGAAGGTTTGATGAGGATACTAGAATTAATACTACATATAG